TACAACCACTTGTTAAAGATTACACTCGTGCAGGCCAAATGACAGATTTGTGTTGCATTCAACTGGATAAGAAATGTATGAGATATCCTGATTTGCGCAAACACATTATGGAACGTTCATATCTTTCGAATCTTGTTGGTACTCGGGTTGTCTCAACTGTTGCTGATTGTGCAAACAAAACATTCGAAACAAAATTTGGAGTTGTCGAGAATTTAACATTGCAAGAAACAGTCGATACTGATGGATCTCGCTTCACATGTCAATCTGCAACAACCAACATCGGTTCACGAGAAGGTGATTGTGGAAGTGTCTACCTGATGGATAGCTTGACTAGTGCACGACGCATTTGTGGAGTTCACTTTGCTGGCTGTGCTGGAAAAGCATGTTTCATTCCATTAGTATATGAAGATCTAATTAACATTATTGATGAGGATGAACAAATTTTGCCAAATTATACCCCATCAGAAGACACACCTTCAGCTATTGTTCAAGGAAATTGTGTTTCGTTAGGAGATATCCTTGATCCACCATATCCAAATGTGAAGACAAAAATTCACTCGACTCGAATTTTGAACAAAGTGTATCCCACAGAGATGGCTCCAGCAAAACTGATGCATCCAGAAAAAGAAGATGGTCCAATGTTCAAAGGCATTCAGAAACAATTCAAAAACGTGCCAACACTTGATGCAAATGTTCTGAAGAGAAGTGTCCTATCGTATAAACAACAATTAGCCAAATCAAAATGCAATTATTCGAATATGAAGGTATTGAATTTTGATGAAGCCGTTAAAGGAACTGATTCAGAATATATCAAAGGTATCAATCGTGTAACATCGGCTGGTTATCCTTGGTGTCATGAAAAATCAAAAGGCAAGACTCTCTGGTTTGGCAATCTTGAATGGGATCTTTATGGTAAGAAAGCTCAACAAGTGCGAAGAATTGTTACTAAGCAAGTTGAAGAAATGAAACTTGGTTACGTACAACCTTATATCTTTGTTGACACACTTAAAGATGAAACATTACCAAAAATGAAAGTTGAAATTGGAAAGACAAGAGTTTTTGCTGCTGCTCCAATGGATTTTGTCATCGCATTCCGCATGTATTTTATTTCCTTCATTGCTTTTCTTATGGAAAAACGCATTGATACTGAAAGTGCTGTTGGTATTCGTTGTCAATCGCTTGAATGGGACAAACTTGCAAAACATCTTTTAAAGTACGGTGATAACCATGTTGCTGGAGATTTTAGTAATTATGATGGTACACTTCATCCAGATATCTTGTGGCAAATTTTGGAAGTGATAGAAGATTATTATCGTCAATCCCCAACTTATGCTAAGGAAGATGCTATTGTACGCAAGTGTTTGTGGGAAAGTGTTGTCAATTCTTATCACATTTGTGGCAAGAGATTGTACAAGCTTAACCACTCACAACCATCAGGAAACCCAGCAACTGCTATCTTGAACAGCATGTACAATTCAATTGCATGTCGAGTTACATTTTATGCTGAACGACCAGGCAATGAAGAGTTCAATGACTATGTTTCAATGATTGCTTATGGCGATGATAATCTTTTGAATATTTCATCACGAGTGTCAACATGGTACAACCAGGAATCAATGACTCGAGCTTTTGCAACTTTTGGAATGGTTTATACTGACGAGGAGAAGACAGG